CTCTTTGTTCCATAGCTTGTCTTTGCTGACCTATTGCATCCATAGCTGCGATATTTGCTAAAGGAGCTGACATTATTGTGGGATATTGCCCTAAATAACTAGAGCCTATACCCGCTCCTGTGGAACCTTGCCCAATGCCAAACTGTTGCGCTCCAAGTCCCATTTGAGCAGCAGGCATTCTACGTGCTTGTGCGTCACCATAAGCATCAAACATAGCTCTACCAAGGTTATCAGTAACTCTTTGATTAGCTGCTGCCACTGCGTTAGCTTGTATAATATCGCCTCTAGTGCTTCCTCCTGGCTGATATTGAACAAGGTTAGATCTAATACCTGGTAGTATTTCTCCAGTTAATTGTCCCATAGCTTCGCTTCTGTAAGCATCGGCAAGAGGATCAAATACGGATCTATCTACCTCTCCACTTAAAAGGCTAGAGTATTGACTATCAGTAAATGGAGTTAGGTTAGAATAACCCGCAGCAGTCATGGGAGAACGCATTGCAGTTCCGTAATCCATTAAATCTCTACCGTACTGTAACCCTCCTAATTGAGTAGTTTCAGCACCAGCTTGTAAATTTGCTGGTCTTGGGCCGGTAGCATAAGTCATCCCAGCTATTTGAGCGTCTACTGTAGCAGGATCAAAAGGAGAAATTCTAGTTCCAGGGAAAAAAGATGGAGTCATTTTCCCTGTAGTATATAAATCCTCGGCTCGTTCAAAACCAGTTACCAAATAAGGTACTTGTTCTTCGTAAGGTGCTGTACGTGTAGTTTGTGTTTGAGATCCACCTGACATTTTTTACTCCTTTAGTAATTCAACACCAACAAGAATATTGTTTGGCCCTGTTAATCCATAAGGCATATAAGGATAATAATCAAAAGCATCCATATCCTCTTCATAACCATCTCTAAGATAAGCTCCAAGTTCTTTTTCATATGTGAACCTGGGATATACGTATTTGTATCCTTCTACGTCAGGCATTGGTAATCCCGATCCAGTATAACCTCCACCTGTACTTTTACGTTTATCACTAACTTTAGGCCCGCCTGGAGCTGCAAAAGTAACTGTTTCATCGGGTGAATATCCTGATAATCCTGTTTGTCCAAGATTAGTAAGACCAATTTCTCCTGGAGTTCCAGCTAGAAAAGACCTTGCTCTTGCTGCTGGCTCAACAGGGCTATAATCTACTGCTAATAATCCTGGGGCTAGTGGTTGTGCTATAGGTATTACTGCCATTTTGATTCAATATCCTTTGTTATTACTGAGTATTCGTTATTCCATTTTAGTTTTCTAGCTAAACCTTTTCTTGTCCAAGCTTCCAAAGAAGAGCATCTATGTTTTGCTCCATAATTTTCAAGAACTTTTTCGAAATCTTTCCAATGTTCATAATCATGGCCGTTTTTTGTAGCAAAAGTTATTATCCTTAAAACTCTTTTTCTTGGGTAAATTATTATTTCTGTAACACCAGCACAAAATATATCTTTATTTTTTAAACCTACCCATAAAGTTTGTTGACTTCTTAATGTTGATTGTAAAATATCCTCGCTTCTTAGCTCACCTTCAGCATGTATTAAAGCTTTTTCTATTAAAGGTTTTACTTCTAACCATATTTCATTTATATCGTTAGGGTTTATTATTACTAGCTTTGTGTCTACAGTTTCGACCATACATTTCCTTTATACAGATAAACACCTTCTCCGCTTCCAGGGTTCCAATCTGTGCCATCTGCGTATCTTATATCGCCTATTCTAGGACGTTGAGGTTCTACATGAATCCTTTCGAGTCTAAATGCAGCTTGATTGTAAATAATATTTCCTAGTCTTTTTAACTCTGTTACCAGATAAGTTCCTAGATCTTCCTGTTGTTCAGGGATAGGACCAGGCTCATATAACGTAACACTCTTTTGTACTCTATCTTCAAATGTTGCCATTAGTAAGCTCTCGATCCTCTTGATCCTACATTTTTTACATCAATAGCATAACTATCTAACTCCCAGCTTAAATCAGTATTTGATTCAAACTTAACAGCATACAATTTTCCAGTTCCTCTAACAGATACTTTAGACTGAGTATTTGGATTAAATGTTACTGGAGAACTCCATGTTATACCACCTTCAGTAGTCATTTGTGTTCCAATATAAACGTTTATTTCGTTTGTGCTAGATATAGCCATATTGGGATATATTGCACTTATTCTTTTTACTACGTTTTGGTTAGGTCTTCCAGATTCATCGAGAGTTAAACCCGTTCTTTCAATATAAGACTCCATATTTGAAGTGTCTTCTTTATTGCCTGATTGATCTCTATATAGTTTAGTAGAGCCTGGGTCAGCAAAAAGTAAAACTTTATCTTGTTGTCCATAACTCATTGTCCATGGACCTGATGCAGTAGCCCAAGTACCAGACGTTGCTGCCCATGTTGTTGATGAGGTAGGGTTAGCTACGTTACCATATCCAATATGAGCGCAATCAGGTATATCTCTAATAGTAAATGTATTAGTTATGTAGTTCCATATTATTGCTTTATTTGGTTGGTCAGTTCCAGAACCATCAGCAGTAAAGCAAAATAGTATCTCATTCCTTCCATAATCAGCAACAACAAAACTCTTGTTTGTTTGTTGTCCGTCTATAGATTGAAATACATACTCTTTTAATTTAATAGGAAGAATTGGTTTGATTCTTTGCCCATCATTTATATAGAAATTTCCTTTGCCAAAGATAGCGTGTCCACCATCAAACTCTGCTACACAGTTCTTTGCTATTGCTCCAATAGTAGGAGAAAGCTGTCTAAAGGCAAAGATAAAAGGTGTTCCAACAAAAGTCATTGAATACACAGCATCTTCTTTATAAATCATAAACGAATCTCTTAAAGGCAGTCCGTCTAATATAGCTCCTTTTGTATCTGCAAGTTCAAATTCACCTGCATCAACTGTGCTAGTTGTTTCATTCCATGAAGTAGGCAAAGTTTGAGATGCGGCTTCTGTACTCCATTTGACTACTCTAGGAAAGTTAACATCATCTTTAGTAATATTAAGAGCTATTAAAAATGATCTAAAAGCTCTAAGAGATTTACATCTAGTCGTAATAGTAACAGCTGCATTGTCACTATGAGAAGCTGCTGCTGTTCCATTTGTTCCTCTAGTGCAAGTAGTAAATTGCGTAGAAGTAGTTCCTGTGTAAGTAACTTTTTCTGAGCCAATTGTTATTTGACCAGCAGAAGGAAAGTCTTCTGTACTGTCAACAGTGATTGTTGTTACGGAATCGTTTATAGCTCCGTTTAGTATTGTAGCAGAAGGCCAGTTAGATAAGTCTTGCATTTTTTGGCTTGACAAAGGAATGCCATCAGTTAAAGCCCAGAATTGCGGGTTGTCAATATTATTAGTCATTACTAATACGCCACCAATAACAGTTGAAGTCCAACCTTCATCGGCAGTTGTATTGTAACCTCCACTAGCTCTAGTAATGTTATACCACTTAGTAGATCTAGTTACTGTTGCATTGTCATCGTGAGAGGCAGCAGCAGTACTATCAGCACCTCTAGTGCATCCAGTAAATTGTGTTGCTGTTTTTCCTGTATAGGTTACATTCTCACTATCAATAGTGATAGTTCCAACGCTTTCAAAACCAGATGTAGAATCTACAGTAATAGTTGTAACGCTATTATTTATAGCTCCATTTAAAGCGGTAGAAGAACCAGTATTGTCGTAAGCATATATTGTTGTTAAGCCACCAACAATCCAAAACTCTGGAATCCCTAAAGATATCTGTGTAAGATGATGTGGAGCAACAGGACAAGTTTGCAATACTTCTGCAAACCCAGGGCATTTTTTTATAGAACCCTCTTCTGTTTTAACATTATTTCCATCAGACCAGACGTTAGGCGGCAAGTTCCAAGGACTAGTTTCTTTAACTATTCCTATTTGACCAACGTTATCTATTTGTATTAGAGCCATTATTCAGGTACTTCAGGCCATCCGGCAGTTACACCACCGTTATTGTCATATGTTTTTATATCATCTAAAGTTGATAAAGCATCAATAGCTAAATTCTTATCGTTTGATTCGGTTCGTACTGCTGCTCTATAAGTAGTCCATGCACTAGGAACAGCCGTTCCTCCTTCAGAAGCTCTAATAACCATCCAATCGCTTTTTTCTAGATAAGAAGCAGAAATACTTTTTACTGTATTGTTTCTTTCATCTTTTAAACCATTTACATTTTTCTCGGTTGAAGCATAAGATATAATGTATGTACCATCTGTAAGAGTATAACTTGGATCACCAATTTCATAATATCTTTGGTCAGGAACATCTAAAGCAGCAGGATAAATATCAATAGCCGCTAACTCTTCATCTGACCATAAAGTAAAAATACTAGCAGGGTGTTGAATGCCGTCTACGGTAACACCGCGAGGCGTTCTTATTGTTCCTAATGTTTCGCTATACCACATAATTACCTCGCATTTGAATATTTAAAGTCTTGCTCAATAGGTGCTGCTGTAATACTGTAACTTGTTCCATTCCCATTTCTTGTAGTTGATCTAATTTTTAAACCATTTGCTAACCAATCAACATCAGAACTTGGGTTAGTAGCAGATAAAGAGTAAGTTGTGCTGCTTATAGTAAAGCTTGAAGGCAAGTATCCAAGGTAAACAAAAGTTCCGTCTGTACTTCCATTACCAACATAAGATACTGTTTCTGCGCTAACTTCAGGCATATTGCTAGCACATATTGATAAAAAACCACTTGGAGGAGAATAATAAAAATCTCCAATACCATTTCCATCTGCGTTATTTTGAGCTGTTTTTATTCCAGCAAACGAACTATCTTGTCCAAAATTAAAATGATTAGTTGTTAAAGATGTTATATAAGGAAAAATATCTTCGGTAGCGCATGAGCCAGTTATATCTAAAGTTCCTTGAGTAGAATTATTTTTATAAAAAGTAATTTGTCTAGGGCTTGTATCCATATTAATAGCGTATGAAATAATATCTCCTGCTGAAACTGTTGCTCCATAAGAACTAAATGTTCCATCGACTCTTTTTCTTCCATCCCAAAAGACATAAATAAAACCGCCAGTAGGGTTGGTTACAGTTAGATCTTCAGCTCTATCAACAACTCCTCCATAACCATTGTTGTTTCCAGTTATAACATTTTCCCAATACCATTTACCAGAAAGAGGAACTCCAAAAGTTGCAAAACCAGCATTCCAATCACTACCATTTGCTGTTATTTTAAGATTACCTTCTAGTAAACTAAACCTGTCTATTGTTGATCCTAACAGAGGATTCATTACAGGGAAATTATTTGTTGGAGAATCAAGAACTTGATCT